CCAGGCCCAAAGAAGCTTGTGGCTGTCATCTTCCTGAGCAGCCTCCCCAGCTAAATCTAGCATTAGCGATTCCAAAGATGCAAGATCATCGCTATCTTCGGCGTATAAAGTCAAAGCCCAGGTTGAAGTGTGCAAATCGGCCTGGCCAGATAAAGCCTTAATTGGAGAGGCCGAAATCATAGAGTAGATGACAGCTGGTACACCAACACCAGGCGGGATATACTCATGATATACACCTACGCCGGTAGGAAGCTGATCCTGTATGGCCTGCACTAGTAGCCGTTCCACCATATTAAGAAGCACCTAATTTAGATAATTGATAATTCATCTCAGCCATAATTATTTGATCGGCCATCCGCTCGGCTTGGGCAACAGACGGCCCCAAGAATGGCTGAGCCTTGGTCGGCGAAGAAAATTTACCGTAGAACTTTTCGCCACCAGATAGCACCCTCTTTTTCTTTGGCCGAGACGGCCCGCGCCCACGCTCAACAAAGTGAGCGTACTTAACAGCCGAGACTTTTTTTCCTAATGGATTTGTTCGGTCAAAGCCGACTCGTGGGCCAACAATACCAAGCGCGCGTCCTGTATTTCTTTTAATTATGATTTTATATCCTAAGCTTTTGCGGAGCAACCCTTTGTCTTTTGGCGCCCTACGCTTTGCCTCTTTGACCACATATTGACACAGCTTAGTTATCGCTCGACGCACAATGCGATTGCGAGCCGCGGCCCGCAACTCAGTTAGTTTTTTTGCGAAAAGCTGATCGTCTAGAGTAAACTGAAGCATAAATGCCTCACATTGTATCGGGTGGAACACGCTCAGATTCAGCCGCCGTAAACACCATATCTATATATCGTTCCTCAGTACTTATTGCTGGCCCAAGCTGAAATATCCTGTCTCTAGTACCATCGTACCACTTGATAGCGCATGATGAATTTATATTAGCATTATGCCTAATAGTAATCTTATGTGTCAAATCTGGCCTAATTTGCGACGCCCAGTATCGCTCCTGAGCGCTCAGCGGCTCGATGGCAAAATATACCTGCTCGCCCTGTATGTATTGCCCAGGCCAGTCGCCGTATTCGTTGGTGGTTCCCTCAGCGACTGGTGTCAGAATAATGCCAAGATGCCTTAATTTGCCAGCACGCATGACATAGTTCCTAGAAATAAGACCAGGGGGCAGCAGCGGCTGCGAAAGCTCGCATACCCGTTGGGATCCGAGTTAGCGCCACTTCGACGCTATCCTCTCTATGGTCATAAATGTGCCCAGCAATAAGCTTAATGGCCTGCTTAATTCGAGATGGAACTTCAGACGCGCTTGGCCAACCACAAATAAATGTGACACGCACAGCGGCTAACGCCAGCGGAGTTGTCGGCGGCCAGACCTTGTTGGGTGCTGGGGCCAGTCGCCCGGGCTCTGAAGTGGCATCTACCTGATACTCTGTGGCTGACAAAGTAGTATACACCAGCGGCATGTTCCCTTGGTTAGCGGCGTAATACTCCACAGAAACTACCGACTGTAGTGGCGGCCTAGGGAGCCTAATGATACCATATCGCCATCCAGGGGGACGGTAGTCATCGATCTGTCTACCCGGAAAGGCGTCCCAGGTCGCGACAATTGTCTGTTGGGGTACAGCTCTCTTAGTTACCGCCTCGACATACTCTCTAGCGGCAGTTATGCAATAATTAATGTAATCATTATCCCCGTCCTGGCCAATAATGCGCAAATGCGATTTCATCTCCGCCAGCGTGACAGGTTCCCACGCTGGCGGAGATGAAATTATTTCGCCGTGACGGATCGACGGCATTACTCTTCCCCTCCGTCTCGTCGCGGTTGGCGACGAGCATACGAAGGGATTTGATCGTCAGGGGAAATCTCTAGTGGCCGAGAGAGCATGTAATCTTCGCCAGGAAGGAGCAATCTAGCGAAAGCCCCTATCTCTGTTCCAGTTATGTCGACATATTGCTTTTCGGCACGCTGGTCAACTATTTCCCCATCCTCGTTTTGGACCTCAATAAATCGATCGCTAATCTCATATCGATACCCAGCATAGGGACGACACAAAACCTCAGCTTCCGATTTACTCAAAGAATAATATTTATCGCGCTCCAGCACACGCTTAGGCGATGCGCTGGTAGCTAACATACGGACTACTGGCATTATGACGTCCTCCTTGTGCTACTCCAGGTCGTGCCAGCCGTCGTACCAGTCGAAACCGACAAGCTGGAGGAACTAACATTAGCACCATAAGCAATGTGTGACTTGCTGACTGTGCTACCTTGCGTTTCAGGCATCTTTTTGGTTTCTCGCATGATTACCATGCCATCAATCACGGCGTTAGCGGTGCCGCGGTCAACCGTAAAAGTTAAGTACCTGTATCCACTTGGAATTGAATCAACCTCCAAAATTAACATTTTGTTACTGTCTGTATCTCCCATGAGAGCTGTTTCAGCGCCAGCCAGCGCGACCGCGTCAGACCCATCAGATTGATTCCCTACTTTGGCCACGAGCTTAGTTTGGTGGCCGGAAGTAAGTGTGCCAAAAAGTGCTACTGCGACAGCGCTTTCGTAACCTCTCATGTCGACCGTGGCTGATTGATCGCTTGTGCCAGCAGCTACAGCGTTCAGGCCACGGGAGATGTTGCGCGAAAAAACAAAGTCTTGGCTCATAATGCTTTCTCCAGTTAACTATTCTTAATTATGAATCGTTAGTCTTAATTCTGGTGAATGCCTCTTCGAGGACCGGCATGCCGTCGAGCTCTCGCCTAGCAATGATGCCAGTTTCATTGCTAGCGGCGTATAGCTCCACCAATCTCTGCACTTGCATCGTATCAGCATCAGCAATCCAGTAAAAAGCTGGATCGTAAAATATGCCGATATATTGCCCAGCTGTTAGAGTCGATGGAGCGTACTCACTCATATCGACCGGGTGGCCAAGCAGGGTATCAGATTCTCCGCCCAGGCCGCCAGGAACCCATAAGTATTGACCAAAGCTATCCTTAAGCTGACGAATTAACAGCAAAACATTACGGTGGAATAGCCAGCGGCACCTAGGCCAATATTGAGCTTTCTGATTATACTTCGCCGCAATCAGCCTGTCTGCCGTAATGCCAGTAGTCGACCCCGAAGTAAAATCTCTAGCCGTGCTAATGCCGGACGTGCTCGCGACAAACATACCGAGCGGCTGCCTAACACCAGAGCCAGTCAAGAAAGCCTTTTCTTCAGAGACGCTAAATTTATAGGCCAGACGGGATACAACGAATGATTCGATACCATTAACGCTAGTCGGCTCGTTAGCAGACAGCACCGAGGTGATTGTGCCCTGCCTAAGCAGCTTATTGCTGATCCGAATCCGCTTAGCCAGGGCATGGGGGGTTAGCTCGCGCTTGCCGAAAGCGAGTGAGGTATCCTCATTTCCTGTATCTAACTCGCTGGTCCAATCAGCATCAGCCACGTCGGAATCTAGTACAGGAGCACCAAGAGTTTGCGCCGCTTTAAGGACATATTTGGTGGCATATTTACGGACAAAAACCAAATCGTCCACAGCTTTGATTAGCGTGGACGTAAATTGTTGTGGCGCAACAAGATAGCCGCCGAGGGCATCCGCGTCGGCCTGAATAGCACGAGCTTCACGCCCACGAAAGGCAGAATCTCCATCGCGAACCCAGCGCCAAAATAGCTGCCGATACTCTGGGCTAGACCGACGAGCTACATCACGATCCAGGCGGGGAGACACTGACCCACCCGGCGGAGTGCGGCGCGTATCACGAGAAGGAACCCGCGATCTTTGTCTGTCGCTCTCCTCGTCGTCGACATTTTCGCTCGGCGATTCTTCTTCCTGATACTCCTCCTCTTCTTGGACAGCTTCTTCGCTCTCCTCCTCCTCTTGCCTTTTGGCGCGCTCGATTTCTGCCTTCAGCTCATCGACACGCTGCATAATTTTATCCCACTCGGCGCGCTCCTCAGTGTTCATGGAGCGCTTCTCGGCTTCTGCACGATCAATGATATCCCTGGCAGACTTCACCAGGGATAACCTTTCTTCAGCAAGTCGCTTAACCCTAGACATAAATGACCTCGTTAATTAAAGCTTTCAGCTTCTAAAACCTTAATTTTCTTACGACAAATCTCATTGAGATTCAATGCTGTTTTTAGGCCAACTTCAGCTGCTCTTAAGGCGGCCTCAGTAGCTTTATAACAGGGGTATTGCACATAGCTGATCTCGTATAGCTTAGCCTTATGCACCCTGCGTATCATTATATCATTTTGACGCTCCCAAGAATCGCGGTCAACCTGAAAAATGAAAGACATTCCTCGAATATCGCCACGTCTAATTGCTTCGACGAGGTCTCCAGCGTAACTGTAGGCACCAATACTGACGCTAGCGTAAATGCCATCGTCGCGAGAGTCAAGAATTAATGTCCCAGAGCTTACGCGGCCTAATATTTTTTGCGCATCATGATTGATGCTAGCATATACGTCAGGCTGCGTCTTTAGATGCTCGTCGAAGCAGCCGCGCGTCAAAATTTCGCAAAACGCGCCGTCGATAAGTTCAGACAACGATTCGTAAGCGCAAACTCTCCCAACAAAAAGAGTAGGCTCCCCTTGCTCTTCGGAAAGCCCAAGATTTGCCGCATGATACCTCTGCTCCTTGTTAGGCATAAACGACTCCTGAGCGCTGCAGCTCGCCAATTAACGACTGAACCGCTTGGTCTGTCATACCAGGCAAAACAGCGTTAATTATGTTTTTAGCGGAATCATAAGATACCGGCCTGTTTGACTTAAGATAATCAGTAACCTTAGTCAAATCATCTATTGATATGGGCGACACAATGTTTTCTCGCCCCAGTATTGTAGTATTCACTGGCATTAGATGAGTATCACCAATATCACTAGGCAAAGCCGGCAACCTTTCTCGCTGTCGAATCTCGTTCAGAGTGAGCCAGCCACCATAGCGCCCAGTCTGATATGCATTATAACGAGCCACTGTATCAGTTAGAAGCAAATTATTAGTGTCATGGTCGACGCAATATTTATGTCTATCTCTAACATTAAACAATTTACGATGATATTCCTGCTGCCATCTCAAAAGCCATGGACGAAGAGTATAGGTTAGAAAATCAATGCCTTGATGTTCAATGTTAGAATACGTTGCATGAGTTAAATCGCGCAATAAGTGTGGAGGTATATTGTACCAGCGAGCTATCTCGACGACTTGGAATTGACGAGTCTGGAGAAATTGAGACACTTCAGGTGGTAAACCTAAAGCTTTGTAGGTCATACCACCTTCGAGGATAGCTACGCGATGAGAATTACTCGGGCCGCGGTGAATCAACTCGAAAGATTCGCGCAAATTCTTGCGCGCTTGCTCTGTTAGCTCTTGGTCAAGTGGCGTCTCAATGATGCCACTCGGGATCGAGCCGCGGCCAAAGAAAGAGGCACCATATTGTTCGGTAGCCAGCCCCAATCCTATTGCCTCTCGCGCTAATTGAATAACATTGTATCCCTGCAGTCCGTCGAAACCCATACCAGGAATGTGCAATATTTCGCTAGCTTTATACTGCACATTATCTTCACCTGAATATTTAGGGATGAAATCATAATATATTTGCCCAGCGTCATCTCTCCTAGGAACCACCTGATCGGGCATTAGCGGCCAGATAGCTATCGGGATATCACCATCCCAATCTATCTTGGCATAGGCATTGCCCCAGTTGACGCAATGTGCTGTTAGCGTCTCATGGAAAACAAACGGAGTCATTTCTGGGTTGGGTTCTTCGGCCATAAGCTTATACTGTGGAGTATTCTTGGCCAGCCTTCTCCCCGAATCAATATACTCATATGGCGCTACCGGCATAGCAGCTACGTTGCTGGCAATTAGTGTAGTGGCCTGCCACACAGCCGAGTAATTCAACGCCGCCGACTCGTCCACATCCACTCCGGCCGAGGATGGAGAGCCTCCTAGCATAGCGACCAAAGCTGGGTCGCGCAGTGGAACGCCCGGGTATTTGATGGCTCGCTTGGCGCCATTATAAGCGCCGACCAAAATATTCTTTAGTTTGCTAATTACGCTCATATTATCTGCATCCCGCGGCGGTCATAAACACTTTTCTTAATTTCGCCATACTCAATATCAGCTGCCAGACCAGTTATCAGGGCGCTGACACCATCTATTTTTTCGCTGGCTCGGCGCTTGCTGGGCTTGATGTTGCCAGCAGCATCTTGCTCGATGACCACATTGTTCATCATCCAAGCCATTACAGGGTTTCCATCGTGCAGCACTTCCCTCCGCAAGATAAGCCTCTCCAACTCTTTGGTGGCAGCGCCAAGAGAATAATAGGTTTGCCTCACAGCATACATCTTGTGGCCGTCTTTTTCCAGATCATTGCTAAGCTGAGTGGCATTCCACGGATCATAAGCGATGCCATTAATACGATAAAAACCGGCTAGCTTATTTATTTCCTCCCTAATATGTCCATAATCAGTTGTTTCACCTGGAGTAACAGTGATGTACTTGCCGACCCAAGCGTCGAGAGCCGTCAAATTTTGATCGCGCCGCCTCCGCAACGCCTTTTCGGGCAACCAAAATCGAAAGAGGAGCCGACGAATGCCACTTGAGGCGCGGAAAATAAGCACAGCCGCAGTAATATCAGATACACTACCTAAATCCAAGCCTAACCAGCATTTAGCCCCCCTGGGGATCTCGTACTTGTCGGCGCATCTCTCCCAGGCCGAATGCTGAATCCACTTGGATTCTTGCTTAACCGGTATATTAAGGCGATATCGCCTAAAGATATTTTCTTCGGAAGCTGCCGTCATTGCTTCTTGCGCGGCAATACGCATCTCTTGCTCCGTGATGGTAATGCCATAAGAGGGATTAGCTTTTTTCCATGTTTCTTCGCTATTAATTTCATCAAATTCTGAAGCACAATAAATGACAGGCAGATAAGTTACATCAATAGATTTACTTTCTTGGATCTCCAGAGCCCTCTGCCACTCACTCCACCATAAGGCGGTTTGATCATAGACACCAGCTGTGCTGATCCATATGCTGAGCGGCTCTTTGCGAGCCGCCCCAGCATACTTCAATGTGTCCCAAAGCGCTCTGGTTTTTTGCGCGTGCAATTCATCAAATAAAAGGCATGAAATATTGAGCCCTTCTTTAGTAGGCACATCAGCACTGAGTGCGCGATAAATACCTTTATTTACTGGGCATTCTATCGTTTTTCTACTTCGTCGAACCAGCAAAATGTTAGATAGCGCCCGACTTGACTCGACCATATTGGCAGCTTCGTTAAATATAATGCTAGCTTGATCCCTATCTGCCGCTGCGCTATATACCTCAGCGCCAGATTCGCCATCGGCACAAAGCATATAGATAGATAGCCCAGCCAAGAGAGTTGACTTGCCGTTTTTTTTCGGCACGCCAATACCGCATCGGCGGAACCGCCTACTTCCATTTGGAGCGCGCCAACCAAACAGAGGGGCTATCACGCGTTCCCATTGCCACGGGAGCAGATTGAATTTCTGGCCAGCGAAAGCACCCTTGGAATGCGTCAAAAACTTTTCAAAAAAGGCCTTCACCCTTAATGGATAGCTTTCATCATAATAATATCCCATGTTAATAGCATGATGATCGCTAGCATTAAGGCGCAAGAAATGCGGCAAGCTCATTTTCTTCTTCGCTTATTTGGGCAGGCGCATCAATCCTGGCCCTGGAAGCTGGAGTCAAACCAATTTCACTGGCTATTTTCCGCAACTCACCAAGCATCGAAATTGATTGGCGTAAGAGAGGATGCGCCACGACACGTTCGCCGACTGAAATGGTGACTCCATCCCTATTTATGCACTTCTCGCACTCTCTCCACCTAGAATATAGCTGGCAATAACCAGCTAATATTATGCTGTCGGCGGGTGTAATATGCCCGACGGCGCCAAGCTCAGCCAACAATCGCTCCCACTCAGCTAGCGCGTCGCCAGTAAGCCACGCAGGAGGACTGGGCGACGGGCCGGTGTAGGTTGAGGCTAATCTTTTGGCGATTGTTT